ACGGTCTTCATCGAGAGCGAAACCATCATGCGCGGACGACCAGGGGAAACTTACCTGTTTGACCGTCTTGCGCTTGTTGTAGGTGACGGTCTTGGAACCGTTGAACCACTGGAAGTTGGAACCGTAGTTGTCGCGGATTTGCTCGACAACGTATTGCTTGGCTCCGGGGTAGGATTTCTTTCCCTCCATCAACCACTGGAGGTACGGACGTTCTACTGCGACCTGATCGATGGGATCATTTCGCAGAAAGTAATCCAGCGAGGTCATGCCCGCTGTTGATATCTCTTCGGCAGTAAATGGCAATTTAATTCTCCTTCAGATCATCGATCTGAAAAGTTCAGAATGATTCGGATTGAAAGAATTCGCCTTGCTCGAATTGTCCGTTTCCAAAATTACACGCAAGTTGTTTTCCACATGCAACCCACAAACTAATTTGTGTTTGATGGGAATCACATGGTCAACAACAAACTGTCTTCCTGAAATTCTAGATTTTTCTTGAGCAACAAGATAAACACTACGGACACGTATCTTGTTTGCCCATAAAGGCATACGAATATGGCGCACTCGCGCATTTACTTTTGCGCGACAACGCTCTCGATTTCTCTCTACATAAGACCGTTGAGAAATCGCTACTCTTTCAGGATATAGTTTTTGATAACGTTTTGTTTTGGCGAGAGACTTATCCGGGTTCTGTTTGTTCCACTCCGCTGATTTTAATTTGCGTTGTGCAACAACTTCAGAACGTTGAGAATAAGTCTTGAACCGAGCACGGTGACAAACTTTGCACTCGGCCATGAATCCATCTTTGACACGCGGGCATTTATTAAACCCGTTAGTCGTGGACTCACATTGTGAACAAGCGCGCAAAGAAAATTCCTCGATTCACTTTCAGCGGCGACGAACCCGCGGAACAGTCAACCGAGGTGACGAACCCTCGAATCAGTCTGCCGGAGACGATCCCGGCCTACTGTCAGCCCTCAAGACCTAATGCCGCCTTGACCGCATCGACATCGGATGTCGGTGCCGTTTTTCCGCCCTTGTTACCACCAGGGCGAAGTGGGCGATTACTACCGCCATTATCAGCCGGTCTATAGCCTTTTGCAAGTAGCTTGGTCACGCGGTTGTACTCCATCTGCATGTAGCCAAGCCACTTATCCGGAGCCAGATTTTCCGCAGCATACTGCGCCGCCACCCCCAGTTCTTCGGCCTTGGCGTTGAAATCGATGTCATTGGTTTCCTTGTCCTTCAGGAAAGCATCGATCTGATTCACGCCCGTATCCAGGGCTTGCTTTTCAGCTTTCTGGCGCTCCTCGGTTTGACGAGTCGCCGTGGCTTGATTCTCGCGCAGCACCGCCGAACGCCGTGAGTTGGCGACTTCACGTGCCGCCTGGGGAGTGATCTCGCCGGCCTCGACCTGCTTCGACAGGTCTTCGTAGTCCTTCAGGAAATCGATTCCGGGAATATCGACGTTGTACGCCAAGGCAAGTTCACAGGCCGCGTCATACAAACGCTTCGCCGCTTCAGCCGGCTTGGTGTTGATCATGGTCAGCACATCGAGCGATTCAAGAAACTGTTTGTCCGTCGCGCCCGTGGCTTTCACCATGTCACGGAATCCAGAAATAATTTCTGTCTGCTGTGTGATGGTGTTATCTTTCTCTTTAGCGACATGGACGAGTTCTTGAAAGCGTGCCTGGGCTTTGGGCTTCAAGTCCTCCGGTACTGCATACGGGTCCGCCTTGCCCTTGCCGCCTTTATCTCCTTTTTCCTTATCGGCCCCGTCTTTATCGCCGGCTTTCTTGCTCTCTGCGCTCTTGTCCTCACCATCACCCTTTGGTTTTTCCTTTCCAGGCTCGTCGCCTTTCTTGTCCGCATCGGTGTCCTCACCGAGCCCAAGTGATTTGGCGATGGCCTGTTCAACGGTTTCCTTGGGCTTGCCGTCATCCTTTCCCTTCTCCAGGTTGCCGCCTGTATCTTCATTCTCCGAATCACCACCCTGAGTTTTGCCTTCGCCTTCTCCGTGAGCGGTATCATCGTCACCGGCACCATTGTCGGGTCCGCGTTTGGTATCGTCATCGATTTCATTTCCCGGTTGCGCCTTCTTGGGCATGACTGTTTCCTTTATTGAAGTGGAGTTCCCGGAGGCGTGGCACCATCGCCTCCGGCTTGAGGTAACGCTTGTGGAGGTGCCAGCGCACCACTGGTTAAAGACTGATCGAGCAATTCCAACATCTTCATGAGCGGCAAGAAATTCTGCTCGATCATATCTTTTTCAGCCGCCGCGAAATTCTTGGCGGACTCGCTCTTGAGTTTGTTGATCTCTTCGATAAGCTTTTGCATCTGAAGCTTGGCGACCGCCATTTGCTCCATCGCTGCTTTAGCCTTGGCCGGATCAACATCACCCGGTTTCTCGGTTGGGAAGAATGACTCGATATCGATACGTTCATCGAACCGGCGCAAGGTCTCCTGCGCGAACTTGATCAAAGATTTTGCGGTATCTTCCTGGCTGTTAGCACGCGCCTCGTGAACCGCTGTGATCAAATTGAGCATTTGCGGCATCAGCTTCATCCATACTTCTTGCTCGTACCGTTTATCCGGCTTGCCCGTGGAGCCGGCGCGGATTTGAATCTGAACCATGGCGAAGTTTTCTTCCTTCGTCAGTTGCGGCCACACCGCGCCAGGGCCGACGATGCGATTCACCTGGGCCGGCGTCAATTCCTGCAACAGGATTTCAGCGGTATAACGGGCGATCTCCTGAAGGAAGTCTTCATTCGTGTCCACCCGTTCATCCATGCGGGTCGCCATGCCTTGTTGTAGGAATTCCGCTTCACCCAAGGTTTTGGTGCGTCCAATGTTCCCACGGGTAGCGTCGGGCTGGCCCGAGACCAACTCCCAGTCCACACGGATCGGCTGCACGTCATACACGCGAGGATCAATCGCCGGATTCGTAAACACATCGAGATAGTTCCGCAATGGCCTGGAAGGATCGCCATCGATCAACACCATCTCGAAGGCTTCCGCGTTCTTGATCGCCTTCACGTCTTTCTTCGTGAGCGATTCGCGCATTCCAACCCAGTGCGGGATAGACCACTTGCGATGCTCCGCCAGATTGGTGCGCGTGGTGTTGTACTCGTCCTGGAGTTCCACCAGCATTTCTACATCGGATAGCGGGATCAGCGTGCCGTCCACAGGATTGAAGCACAGCATGAAATACGGGTACCAGCGTTGCCCCAGTTTTTCAGGATGGTAAGGCTCGCGCATGTAACCGGCGTAACCCTCGCACAGCGTATAGACCGTGTTCGAGGTGATGTCCCATCGTTCGTACAAGCATAGGTCGCCTTTCTTCTTGTCGCCTTCGACTTTTTTGCGCTCCGCGTCGTAGTCGCTTTCTTTCTTCGCGTATACCGAAGCGGTCTCGGGGACGAATCCAAACATGGTCTTGACCCACTCCGAGGATTTATAGATGCGCTCCGCCATCCATTCGGCATCCCGATACGCAGACGGCTCCAATACATCTTCCGAAAGCACAAGGTTCTCGCTCAACACCCGGTCAATCACCATGCCTTCGTAACGAACGATCTCGACCTTCTGCTTCAAGTCGTCCATCTGATTCTTGAGAAGTTCCAGATTCTTTTCTTTATCCTCGCGCTTTTTCTCGTCCTTGATATCGGACAACAGACTTTCTATCTCCAGGATATTGTCCTGGGTGTCTTCCATGCGTGCCGAAATAATCGGGTCTTGGCGTATGTCGCACTGGTACAGAACCTTGAGCCAGCCCATGGCACTCGTCTGAGTCGCCATGATATTGGCCTTCGCCTTGGCCTTGAGGTTGCCCACGGTCGGGCTGAACTGATCGTTCAACACGATTTGCAAGGTGCGACAGAAGTTCCGGATCACCTCATAGCGTTGCGGTTCCACGGCTTCCGTGGGACTAACATCGATTTCGGGGTTCCTGGCATAGATGCGCGGGATAGCGGAGGCCAGAGTGGAATAAATCAGATTGGCTCGAACCAGCTTTATCTTTTCATCGGAGTCGTCTTCGTATTGACGCCCGCGAGCGTACATGCGCCACTTCTTGATGCTCTTGTGATAGGTGTCGTAGTCCTTGGCGGTGAAGCGATCCTTGATCTGCTTCAACAGGGACTTGACGAGTTTCTTTTCCTCCGGAGGAATCTTTTCTTCAGGAGTACCACGAGGCCCCCGCTTATCTTCAGCGGAGGTCTCGTGGGATAGCTTCTGCTTAACTGGCATTTATCGAATCAGGCTTTCATTTGGGCGCAAACACCGCCCGAAGTGTAGGCCGTCACGATCATACGCATGTACTGATACAGCTTCACTTCCACCGCCTGACCCATACCCGCCGTTGCCGCAGGAATCACGGGAGCGCCAAGCGCCGCCACCGCATCAACCCAGGTGGTCAACGTGTCTTCGTTACATCCCTGGATTTGCACGGTACCGACGAACACCGCGGCACCGGCACGATTTGAGACATGGGCAACAGCGTTGTGATTCTGCATGAACGGCGTCTTGTCACAACACACCGCGACGATGGCCGTACCGCCGAACGCACCGTTACCTTTGGAGCCAAGCAACTGATAGGTGGTATCGCTCACCCATTTCAACGTCCAGTTTCCGTTCATGGCGGTGAGACCCGTCACCCCCACGATACGAATACGATCACCATCCTTCAGGCCGTGACCGGCTGTGATGGTGGCGACGATGGGGGTGGCATTGGTTCCGCCAGTGATAAGAATACCGGCGACAGCGGATGATGCAGCACCGAGGCTTTGACATTTCATGATGGAATCTCCGTTTCATTTGCAGAGAACGGCCCTGCAAGCCGGCGCGATTTCATGAAGGGACGCGCCCCTTTACTACTTTCCCCTGCACCGCCTTTACTTAAATCGCATTCTCCAGACGATTGATTGTGTCGCGCATTTCATTAACTACGCGCTCCAACCGTCCTCGAAGTAACCCGAATTGATTCAGATGACCATTCGGTATTTCGGCAAGCTTCGCCGCACCAGAAATTTTTCCTTCGGCTTCAGATCGCGGAGGAATCGGACCACAAAGCCGAAAAGTAATGGCGTCCATTCGCCCGGAAAATTTATTCAGTTCATCCGCCAATACTGAAAGCCCATTCAAATGGGATTCGAGTTCAGATACATCACGCGCCGCTGTCTTTGCCAATTCTTGCATTGCTTTCTCCTGGGTTTAACAAAATCTTTATTAATTCCGGTTGCGTCTGCGCGACTCGAAAGCGATGTCGCGCCGTCTACGCTGGCGTCTGACATTCGCCACGAACCATGGTTGAGCTGAACCCAAATCGCCAACCCATGCACTCTTGTTGTGCCGCTTCGTGCTCACGTTATCCTCCTAACTTGTACGGATGCCGCTTCTTCGGTTTGTCGGTGATCTCGACAAGGTGATCGAAGGTACCTGGCTTCGGTCTTTCTTCCTGCGGCTCCTCGATCAACGCCTTGTGACGTGACACCACCGAGTAACGAGTTTCATCGGCGGCATGATCCTCCATATCGGAGTCCAAGTCTTCTACATCATCTTCGCTTACTTGTAGCTCCGGAACCGTCCGAAGCCAGTGTTCGCACTTGCCATCAAACAGGAAAAACTTCCCGTCTTCAAGCAGAGAGTGTAACAGTGCCCACCCGCTTTGGCGACTCCTCGGACCCTGGGAGGCCGGTATCCACTTCACTTTCTCACTGGCGAAGATTTCCCCGATAGACAACTCGTCCGGACCCCGGCCATGACCGCCCTGTATCCAGATCGATCTATCCGCGGGATTCCTGCGGAATTCGACCCCCGCCGACTTCTCGATGTTCTCGATCTTCCTGATCTTGCGTGCGACCTGAATCGCGGTTTCTCTGGTTCCCACGTTCGGAGCCCCGCCGTAGCCGTATAGCTCCCGGTAGCGGTAGATTTCCTTTTCCGGGTTCATGGTGTACCAGCCGACCGAGTACGGCTTGCGATATCCCCAGTCCAGACAGCGCCAGTGCGGCCAGTCCACCGGGATCGGGAACGGCGGAACGATGTGCTTCTTCGGATCGAACTTGTCGAAGAACTGTCCTTCGATGATATCCCATCGGCCTTCGAGCAAGGCGGCACGTAAGCGTTGACCCAGTTGCATCAGCCGCATCACGTACTTGCGGTCGTGCATCAAGTGAGGGTTGTCAGTCAGTCTTGCAGGGATGAACGCTCGCCATATTTTTTCCTGGTGCCCATCCTCGAACGTCACCAGTTCGCTGAAGCACGTCGCCTTACCATCGTTCGGAATCTGGAACCGGCGCTTGACCCAGGAGTGGCCGGGACCGTTCGGGGTGCATGTCGCCCGGATCAAACACGGGAGCGTGGTGTGCGTGGTGCGCGAACGTGACAGCATGAACACATACGATTCTTCGGTAGCCTGTTGCGTGAGTTCGTCCCATCCGATGTATTGGTACTCTTTGCCCCAGTGCGACAGCACGTCCTTTTTGTGGCACGCATACCGGAAAATAATCTTCGCGCCACTGGGCCACGTCCATTCGTGTTTGGATTCGTTGTACCGAGCGGAAGGGAACATCTGCTTGTAGTAGAGACGCGAGCGATCAATGATCTCGGTCAAGTCATCGAAGGTGCGGCGGAAAAGAATCCCGCGATACTTCGGATAGTCGTAGGCTTGATGCTGTACCCCGACGACATCCATCACCAGAGCATCGGTCTTGCCCGGACCCGCGGCACCACCGAGAAGCACTTCATCTTCGCCGGCTGATAGGAACTCGAATTGTTTCGGGGTGGGCTTCCAGGCTATCGGCTGATCGATGGGAATCTTTGCCGCTTCGGCATCGATCAGGTGTTGAATGTTTGCAGCGGATACACTCACTGACCTTGCTTTAATTTCGCTTGGATCAGCGCCGCCATCATTTCACCATGGCTCGACGGGTTGCCTTCGGTCATCACGTAGTCCTCCGGCATGAGGATGCTACCTTGCGGCACCTTGTCATCGCTCACCGCGTAGTTCATGCCGAACATCATCATCATCGCGGCCACCTGTTCCGCGGGTGTCTGCGGTCCTCGCTCGATGTTCGGCATAGTGTCGAACCGAGAAGTGAACGTGATGGTACCGCGCTCCAGGTCCGCGTCTTCGATGGTGATCGTGATCTTGTTGCGATACAGCTTGGGGACCGGCAACGACATCAATACATTTCCTTGGAACCTTCATCGGGATTCATGCCGCCCGGAAATTTCTTGCCCATCTCCATCGGGCCAGTCTCCGGTTCCTTCTTAGCTTTCTTCTTGAACGGCGACATCACCTTGCCGCGCATCAACTGGGGAGGGACAGGGCGCTTCACCTGTTTGCTCGGGGAGCCAGTGCGACTGGCCTTCGGTTTGCTGAATTTCTTGAACGATTTCTTTTTCATGCGTGCCTCGCTTTGAAGTGGGACATGATCGTATCGCGGGAATGCTTCTGATCCATCTCGCGGCCATGGGCCGTTTCCTTGTTGCCGTGCATAGCGCCCATGTTGTTTAGAGCGCCATAGACATAATGATCCGCACGCTTTCCCTTGAAACCTTTCGCTGAAGCTTCACGCTTCAGTTTGTCCTCAAGGAATTTCGGCATCCGAGTCTCCTGAAAAACCTAGGGCGGCTGGCCGGACAAGCATCCGGTCGCTGTGATCGCAACCGCCTTCGGTCCCTGCAAGAACCATCCACCCGCTTCAAGTAGACCTGCTCCACGGCTGGAAAGCTTCTTCGGCACGGGTTCCCACCGTGGCCGCGCATCTCAAGCGCATCGAGGATTTCTGACTTCCGTGCCTCGCAACCTCGACCAAAGCATACGCACTCGATGATCTTACCCGCCGTTACAATGGCCGGCAAGTGATCGTCTGCAATCCCTTCGGGCCTTTCTTTGACTCGAACTCCACCTTC